GCCGAGTGTATATATCCGCTTAAAGCCCAATCATTTGGACGGGACTTGTCTCGACTCCTTATGATCATCAAAAGGAACGATCTCTGGTTCTTCACCTTGGATCTTCCTTCCTGGTCTAAACACCTTCTAAAGTGTATAGAATCAGGTCGCTACCTACCCTTGTCGGGACCTCATTCGAGGAACTTAAAGGGCCGTGTGTATCCGAGACTCTTCTCGGGACTCACGGAAGCGATATTCGATGATAATGGACTTATGCTTGATAACGTCGATACTACTGCTCTCCGGTTCCTACTGACACTGCTTAACGCAGCTAAGAAGATAAGGATGGTATGTAGCGATGCAGCAACTATTAAAGCTGTTCAATCGTTTATCAACGTTGAAGAAGGCGTACGCGATCATTCCCTTAATTGGGGTGATGTTGTACTCACTGGCAACCGCCGGCTTAGCATCGTCAGAAACGATGTCCGCACTGGTGGCTGTAAAGAGGGAGATCTGCACGTCGAGCCAATGGCCGATGGTGAAGTCTCTCTTCCCAGTTTTGAGTCTATCCAGTCTGTCTCAGACAGGATCTTCTCAGCCTTCGGGAGTCCCTTTTACGAGGAGCTCCTTCCCAAGCATGGACCTGGCGCCATCTCAGATAGACCGAGCAATCGGACTAAATACCAGTTCTTCAACTGGCCTGAGAAATTGGAGGAATGTTTCCCTAGCTCAAGGTTTGGATCTTCCAACACCCGGCTATGGTCACTTTCTGTACGCGAAGACGGACTAAGGTTTAACCCTGAACCCGTAGCTTCGCGGCTTATTGCCGTCCCAAAAACGCAAAAGGGACCGCGGCTCATCGCCGCGGAACCAGTAGCGAATATGTGGATGCAACAGGCTATACGTCGTTTTCTTGAAGACGGCGTAATGTACAAGACGCCCCTACGGAACTGTATTGATTTTCGTAATCAAGATCATTCCGGCAAGGCGGCTCTTCAAGCCTCCCTTAATAGAGAGCATGCGACGATCGATTTGTCGGATGCCTCGGATCGCATGTCGTTGTGGCTGATTGAACGCCTAGCTAGATCTAATTTTGATCTACTGCAAAGCTTCAACGCAGTCAGGACTGACGTGATCGACATCGTAAGGTCGAAAGACCTGCCGGTGCCGAAGGACTCTCCTAAGTCGATAAGACTTAAGAAGTTCTCGACCCAGGGTTCAGCGCTCACTTTTCCGGTCCAGACTATTGTCTACGCTATAATCTGCATTGGTACTCTTCTTTGGAAGAGGAAGATGCAGGTGACGGCGAAAACTCTAGAATGGGCCTCGAAAGAGGTTCGGATCTTTGGGGACGACATCATTGTTCCCAGAGATTGTGCGGATAACGTGATCGAGAGTTTAGAAGCTCTCGGGTTCTTAGTCAATACCAGCAAGACTTTTCAGGAAAGTAATTTCCGGGAGAGTTGTGGTGTTGAAGCATTCAGAGGTGTCGATGTGACGCCTACCTACGTGCTTGAACCTTACTCACGCTCTGGACCCGCCTCCGTGGTATCTTTAGTCGAGTGTTCGAATAACTTCTTTACGAAGGGTTTCGATTACACGGCCGAGAGGATACGAAGGACACTTCCAGTGGATATCTATAAAAAGATTCCATTTGTTGGGCACGGTAGCGGGGCTTTCGGTTTCCTAGGGTATTCGGGTTTTGAGCGTCAATCCAACCGTAGTCGGTTGAACGTTCATACCCACTTACCTGAAGTGGAAGTTTTGTCAATACATTCCAGTGTTGATAAGATGGAAATCGAAGGCGACTTCGCCCTTCTTCAGTATTTCACTGAAAAGCCTGCCCCCACAACTAAGTGGGAGCACGGCGAGGCGCGGAGACCGCAGATCAAATTGAGACTGCGG